ATCTGGTCTATGGATATAATGAGGGTAGTACAACTATCTACAGATTCAATAGGGACCAATCAGAATCTGAAACCATTACAGCACCTCTAGCTTCTCCTCTCAGTCTTGGCCATAATGTTACGATGGACAATGCTTACATCTATTATGGTACTGCATCCGGAATATATCGTATGTCCGTTACAGATGCCTTAGGATCTTGGGTCGAAACAGAGACCAAGATTAATGACCTCACTAATGTTCAAATGCTCCGTTGGGGTAAAGGTAGACTAATTGCTTGTAAAGGCAATGCAGTCCATGTTATTGATGACCTTACCTCTCTCACTTCTGGGTCAGCTGTTCACTATCCTCATATGGATACAGGTTGGACATGGACTGATGCTGATGAATTGAGTCAAGGTATCTATCTGGCAGGATACAACAACTTTGAATCCAAGCTCTATCTCATGTCCTTCGATACTTCAGATGCTGCATCAGGGTTGACCATTGGTATTCCTAGAGAAGTCTGGCGTGCCCATGGGGATGAAAGAATCCTTTTTGTGGGGAATTACGCCGGTTCAGCCATGCTCATTGGGACCAATAAAGGGATCCGTAATGTAATTATTGTGGATAGAGAGGGCAACGTAGCTGTTGGACCTCTTATTGAAACCGGAGCCGAGGTTAAATCTATTGACTTCTGGGATGGATATGCCTTCTTTGGTGGCTCTAAGGTAGTGCCAGGTACCTATACTACGAAGGTAAAGTTCAAAGGTATTTTTAAGTTGGATCTTGGATCATTTGCTATGGCAATGGTTACAGGAGTTGATGCCGACTTCTATGATGTCCTTCCAAGCATCATTAGTGTCTGTGTTCCGCCTTGGCATAGACCTGGTGATCCTCCATACTTCTCTGTTCCAGGTTCAGCTTACGGATTACAACCTGGAAATCAAACAAATGCCGCAGAAGAATATGCCCTTGATATTGGATCTATTAGGTTTGGGTCTAGTGTAGATAAGGAGATTCGCCGCCTGGAAATGACGGTGGATCTGTTCAATATTGGTTATCCAGCTCATGCCTCTGTAGCTAATAACCCTATTCTAAGTAATCCTCCAGTTCTCAATACTACCCAATTCATGGACTTTATTATTAGAGGTGTAGCAACTGATTGGGTTGGGGCTTCTGGAGGTACTTGTATCGTTGGTCAGATGAACTCCACATCTGATTACCGTTGGATGATTATGGTTGATAATAATGGGTATCTAATCCTCAAATACAAGGATAGTACTGATACCATTAGGACTCTTACTTCAACTAGTCCTCTACCTGCTGAGCGGGCCTATAGTGCCTATGCTGGATTGTGGATCTATGTCAGCTTTTGGAGCAACCAGTATTGCAACTTCCATTACAGGTGGGTAGATTCTAGTGATGCTGATATTCCATCATTGAGGGAATGGATCTTTCTTGGACAAGCTGATCTCGGAGCTACACATGCCGTAAAGAGTTTGCCAACATATCCTATCAAGATTGTCCCAGAGACTTGGGCAACCGATATTAGGATGCAGGGATTTGATCTGTGGGATACTAATTCCTATTTTGCTTCTTCATCGGTACATCAAATCTCTTGGCGTCCTTATGGAGATTTGCTTGGTAGGGTCTGGACTATGCCCTTAGTACCTACTAGCCCTACTTGGTTCGTCAAGTACCGAGTTAATGGAAGTGAATGGACTAACCTATCTCTAGCAGTAGGGGCCGAACCGGCTACTTATGTTGGAACTGAAAGAACTTGGTCAGTTAACTTCCCAACTGACTTGATAGCCAGAGAACTTGATCTAGCCATAGTAACTACTCCTGGGGTGTTAGGATCACCAATACTGAGCTGGCGATTACTCTCTGAGCCTGTCCCCGCACCTAGGTTCTATCGACACTATATACCTGTCCAATGCTACGATAACGTCACCACACCAAATGGTGGTCATCTGATGAATCAAGGTAGAGGTAAGTCCATGCATGATGCTCTGGATGTTCTCTATCGAGCTGGTTCAGTTATGGAGTTTCAACCTCCCTACTGGAAGACATCTGCCGATACTCTCAATGTCAGGATTGAAGGTTTTGAGTTCAAGCAGTTCACACCTATGAAAGGTGGAGCCGGGTGGGGGGGAATAGGCTTGCTTGTCCTTAAGGAGATTGAGTAGTGCCAGGAGAGATGACTCAGGGCTCAGTCCCAGTGCCTGATCCGACAAAGCTAACTACTGATGCCGTTGATCGAGCTATCCGTGACCTTAAAGAGCTATTCGATACCAGGATTGATGGAATTGTATCATTGTTGGAGAATAGAATTGCCTTGTTGGAGAAGGGACGCCAGGAAGCTGATCGAGCTTCAGAGAAGGCCATTGACAAAGCTGAGGCTGCAATGGTGAAGCAGATCGAGCAGATGCGGATGGCCTTTGAATCTGCCGAGCATAACTTGGCTGAACGACTGTCTCGCATCGAGGGTAGGGTAGATGGTGGATTAACTCAACGGACCGAAGGTCGAGCGTCCACTACACTCGTAGTTGGCCTGGTGGCATTAGCGGTTTCCATCGCCATTGGTGGAATCACACTCATTGCCTTGCTTGTAACCCATTGAGGAGATCTTTCAAATGACCCAAGCAGCCACACAGGTAAGTAAGTATCTGGCAACTCGCTATCCTGGCATTCGCTTCGGGCGAAAGAGTTGCCGCAAGATAGCTGGTGATGATGACTGGTCTCAGCACGCCTTCTATGACAGCGATGACCCAGACTCTAATGGTCTTGATATCTATGGACCAGCAGTTCTACCATCCGCCGCTCAGCAGGCCTTTGTTAGTGTAGTGGTAGAGGAACTAGAAGCTTACTGGGAAGAGTTAGCCATTGCTCATCTTCTATGGAAGGTCCCAGATCATTTTGGTCATGCACATTTGGACTTCTTCCCATATGGAATTGATCGAAGCTCATGTGATTCCAAGTATGAGGCTAAATGGAGAAAGAGTAGTGGTGTAACATTCTGGTCTACTGACCCAATATGGGAAGGAAAAATACCGATGTCGTGGTTGAAGCCAGGGGATCCAGTTGAGGATCTAAGCGATGTGAAGGCGGTTCATGCTTGGCAAGGTAATTCAATTGTATCAGCAGCCGACGTTGATGATCCGTCTCAAGATACAAACACCAAATTGCATATCGCCAGGTTGGTGAATAACATCATGGATCGGGATATGCATCATAACTGGCCGTCTGACTAAGGAGACTATATGTGGTCCAAAAAGTATTGGCTTGATGTTGCTGAGCGAGCCATTAAAACTGGCGCTCAAGCTGTCCTTCTCGGACTTGGGTTGGGAGAAGGATTCAATGCCTTCAATGTTGACTGGATGATCGCACTAGGGTTTGCACTCGGTGGCGCATTCCTATCGTTTCTGACCTCATTGATATCTGCTCCGTTTGGTGATCCGGACTCGGCTTCGCTGCTCTCTGACAAGTAGTGTGATGATCCGAATTCCATACGACCAATTATCTTTAGAGGATAAACAAACCCTAAAAGAGTTAGCCTATTGCGAGATTTGTGGTAATGTTGAAAACCTTGTAATAGACCATGACCATAATTCAGGGTTGGTTCGAGGAATTTTATGTAGGTATTGTAATTTTGGGTTAGGACTGTTTAAGGACTCTGTAAAATCACTAGCCAGAGCTATAGTTTACCTTGAAGATAATCCTCCAGGATGTTCTAAAGGTTGGGCATCAAGGGCTCAACGCCACGAACACAAATGTCAACGCATCCCTAACCATAAGGGAACATGCAAATGTATCTGTGGGGGGGTCAAAGATTTTCGCCCTAGCATTATCTGAGAGGCACCTGTTTTGATGCTGTAATCAATTGGGCATATCTCGATGCGTGATTACACTGTCGAACTCTTCCAAGAGAGCTACAGCAGCCTCGTATGAAGTAACCATAGCAGAAAATCCTCCGTAGAACCTGATTCTATTGAGGGTCCACGCTTGTCTTGGTGTAAGGGTACTTTCTTTCCCTGGTACCTTGACCTCAAACGCAACGAACCTACCTCGATAGCAACCGACAATATCAGGGATCCCTGTGGTCTGCATCGCCCCGCCATGAATCTTGAACCAGATTCCACCCTTCAGACGCAAGGCTTTCTTTATCTTATTGGTAAGGGTTGATTCTCTCATGGTATAAAGTAAAGGGAAGGACCCCTTTCGAGGCCCTTCCCCTCACACAAGCAAGCACACTCCGAGAAGGAGCTACTCCATCGTATCACTCATCGTCATCCAGGTCAATCTCATCTTCGTCATCCTCATCTTCACCCTCTTCCTCGAGGGCCTCAAGGAGCTCTGACTTGGAAAGACCCGTAGACCTGACACCTTGGGACTTGGCATAGACACGAAGTTCCTTGAGGGTCATTGAGTCAAGATCAACCTCTTCCTCATCTTCGTCATCTTCCTCGTCCTCATCATCTTCTTCGTCCTCGTCTTCCTCCTCGTCAGTATCTTCGTCCTCTTCCTCTTCTTCTTCCTCGTCCTCTTCCTCGTCGTCCTCTTCCTCATCTTCCTCAAGCAAAGACGGATGGAAGATATCGTTGATTTCGGAGACGGTCTTACCGTCATACTCTCCATCAACAATCTCAGCCCCTACAGTACGACCGACGAGTCGAGCCAAGTCTACGGACATAATGCTGTCCTTGACCTTAACTCTTGGCTCAAATGCCTCAAGCACTCCCCTGAATGACCACAGGGATGACTCAATGAGAACCGTACGATACCAGAATGGGGTACCGTTGTTCTTCTCGGACGACTCGATAACCTCGAACTGCCAAACAACGAGGTCGTTACCGCTGTCCTTACCTTTGCCGGTCTCAGCTTTCGTCAGCTTGAGAAGGTAGTTACCCTCCTCGATGTGCTTACGCCGCTTGCCGACAGTGACACCAGCGAGGTTTACCTCAACTGTTGTCTTCCCTTTGATAGAGGCACTACCAGCCTTGAGCTTACCGCTCGGCCGAGTACCCCTTCTCTTAACTGCCACTCTTACTTCTCCTCTCGATGATTCGGAGTAGCCTGGGTACCGTGACGTTGTAGGCATTTCTAGGTAGCCACGGTTGATCTGCTCCATAGGGCGTGACTCGTTCCCCTACTAAGAGGTCGGGGTCTCAGAACGTCATGCCAAATCGAAGCTTCTCGGATTCGCTTACCTCTATGTCATCCGACTCATCCTCCTCATTCTCTAGGAAAGTTCTGGCCAAAATGGAGGGCTTCTCAGTTACGAAGGATCTGATAGCAGGGCTGAAGTCAGGTACAAAGTTGACCCCTAAGCTTTCAGACTGCTCCTCATTGAGTCTACGTTCCTGAGCCGTGTAGATCAGATGCATGCCACGATTAGCACATATCTCCTCTGCCTCCTCCATAAACTCTGTGACTAGGACTGCAAGTCTGCCCCATGTACGTTGATCCGTAATACCTGGAGCTCTTGCATCATCCCTTGCCTCTTCATCCTTATTGATGAATCTCAATCCTGCCCTTACTAGAGCAGACATGGTGTCTATGACCACAGTCTCTCGATCATGTTCACCATACCTCAAGTAGTACAGGAAATCGTAAGTGTCCTTCCATCTAACAGGTCTCGGTCTACCGTCTGGGTTGACTGGGAAGACTTGCAGGCTCCTTCTCTGCCTCACTGTCATTTGTCCACGCTCTGCCATGAGCATGATAGGCTTAGGTCCAGAGCAGGCGAACCCAGTTTTACCACTCTTGACTCTACCCCATAACAGCATGTAGAGAAGGTCGGAAGTATCTGCTACAGGTATGATCCGTGATTGGACTAACTGTAGCCGCTTAGTCCGTTTGTTTACGACGACCAACTGTCCTGCCCTCCAGGTATGTGCTTGGCTTGAACTTGTTCCTGCGAATGAACTTACCATCTCCACCTAGAAGTTCGTGGATGCAAAGCTCCTGAAAGTCACAGTCCCAATCGCAGGATGAGATCATGGTTCTAACCCAGGGATCTTGCATAGGATGCTCATCCGACAAGTCATACCATGACTGCATCTCCTGAGTTGAGTAATCCATCTCAGCCACAAGTCTGCTTGTGATAGCCTCTGACTTTACTACCTTCGATCTACGGAAGTAGGTATTTGTGTACTTCAGGGTATTGAGTCGAGTACGCCAGGCTGCGGGCAACCCCTCTAAAGTGCCGTAATACTCTTTCAGAAATGAGGCAAGAGTATAGAAGTCCGTATCAATCTTCCGTCTACTGATCTCCCCATTGAGATTGATCTTCGGTACAGTAGGATCCTTAGTGCGAATGTAGTTCCAACCGAAGGCGTTGATTTCTACATCCACTACCTTCAAACCCCAGGTATACAAGGCAGACTGTAGATCCTGAATCCTGAACTCACCACTTGGTATGCTCTTGACCGTCTTATGATCCCAGCAAATGGTTTGCTTCGTATCCTTGTCATACACAATGAGGTCAGGCTTGAACTCGAACTTCTCCTCAAAAGCAGGATGATCTACTTTGAAGGTTTCTTCAACGAACAGGACTTCCCAGTTATCTTCCCGATAGTGATATAGATAGGACTTCATCATCCGCTCTACTTGATCTGGAAGATCTCCGTAATACTCCCGTTCTTCTAGAAACATGGTATTGAACTTCTTGGTCAATCTCTTGTGGGCAACTTTCCAATCCCTACCCATGTAGTGATACTGAAGGCATTCATGCATCCATGACCCACGCTTGAGCTTGATATCTGGTAGGCGAGCCTCGAGCCCCTCCACATACTTGTAGTAATACTGGCGTTTACAACGTAGCCAGGTCCGTAGTGAGGAGGGCGAAATTACTAGTGGTACTTCTTCCATGACCTCTGCTTGCTTGTCTATCGACAGTCTAATATTCCATCTACACGTCTAGCAAATAACCTCGCAGGTCTTTAGCCAGACCCGGGAATTCATCGGCAACCGACTCAGCATAGGCAGCTAGAGCCACACGGGCGTGCTTGTCAGTGTCTGGCTTGAGGACGAAGAAGAACCCATCAACTTCTACCAAAAAGGTCTCCTCTTCCTCAGCATCTCCTCCAACTACAATTGTCTTTGCCTCCGTGAAATCATAGAGAGCTTGAGGATGATGAAACACTAGGTACTTTGGATATAACTGATCCTTATCTGGCATACTCTTCCGCTCCCTTTTGATAATAGTTACCGCTTCCTGGCATTATTCTAAAAACCTCAATCTGTTTTCTTATTTGGGCCTTTCTCCTCTCGCCCATCCATGGGTAAAGAGCTACTCCTAAAGCAAAAACTTGGGATTTCTTATAGCAGGCATACCGCCATAATGGCTTGTGTAAAGGATTACGCTGATATGGACCAGTTACTGATCCAAATATTAAGGCTTCCTTTAGATGAGTAATGATATCCTCGTCTGTCATAGAACACCTTATTTTGATATTGGGGTATTTCTTACCTTCAGGATATCCATTAACTCCTAGATGGGTTTTATTACCTACAGAAAAAGACCCCTCTCCTTCAAGTATTCCAGCTGCCCAAATTAAGGATTCTCTATTCCACATAATTTACCGCATCCTCGCTCCAGAACCGTCCCACTTTAATATCAGCCACTATTGGTACAGTTAGCCTGCAATCAAACATCTCCTCCAATGGTAGATTCTCCATGACCTTGAGAATTAGCGGCGCATACTTATCCACAAGAAGTGTTCGGATCTCAAACAGGATCGAGTCATGGACTGTGGCTATGATCCTCGCCTCATCAACATTCAATTGCGGATGAAGTATGTTCATGGCCAACAGATTCATATCCGATGCCATTGACTGAACTGGGCTGTTGATTGCCTGTCTCTCAGCCTCAGACCTGATCTCCTTGTTTTCTGAGTCAATGTCCCACAGCCTTCGCTTACGACCGATTGGTGAGACTACCCACTTCCTACGATGAGCTACCCGACGTTGACGATCATGCCAGCCTTGCAAACTTCTGAAGGTACGGAAGTAAACTGCTCTAGCCTCTTTAGCCTCAGCCTCTGAAACATCCAGCTCGTACTTCTCTTTGGCATAGGCGATGAACTTGGTGTACCCCATACCATAAAGAAATCCGAAGTTGATAGCCTTCGCTTTCTTTCTGGTCTCAGCATCAATCTCGGCTTCAGTCAGACCGAGAACAGCCATCGCTGTCTCCATGTGAATGTCTCGTCCCATGGTGAACGCTCTGGTCATGGTCTTGTCTTGACTCAGGTGGGCGGCAATGCGAAGTTCTGCTTGAGAGTAGTCCGCTTCAACAATCGACCAGCCTTTGCGTCCACCAACCAATCCTCGGATGAATGTGTCTCTGGGAACCTGCTGCATGTTAGGGTTATCACACGATAGCCTGCCCGTGACTGTGTGAAACGGCTTGAAGTTCGGGTGTATCCGTCCGCCGTCGTCCATAAAGTAGTTCCAAGAGTTGAAGTAACGGGATCTATAACCCATCCACTTTCTATAGTCCAGAATAGCATCCATTACCCCTGACTCATCGTAATCCTTGAGGCGAATCAATACCCCCTCGGCTGTGGAGGCAGCGCCGGTCTTAGTCCTCACAATTACAGGTAGGCCCATCTTCTTGTAGAGCAAGTCACCCATTTGCTTCGAGCTATTAGGATTGAACTCACCGTTATTGAATTCCCAGAGTGTAGACAATGCGGTCTCGAGGTGATCGTCACACTCAGCCTGTCGCTTCTCAAACTTCCCCTTATCTATGGGCATGCCCACAGCTTCTACATCGCTCAGGGTACTTACTGCCGGCATGAGTAGCTTGTGATAGAGCCTATAACTCAGACCGTCCTCAGACAATCTCTTGAGCATTGGCTTGTATAGTCGTCTGGTGTAGTCTGTATCGTTACCTCCGTACTGCACCAGATCATCGAGGGGCGCATAGTACATTCTGGACTTATCAACCATGCCCTTGTAGTCTGCTGCACCGAGGTAAACTTGTGAAAGATGGCCTAAATCTTTGCGGTTATTCTCGTCCATCGCATACGCTATGCCCATAGTATCATAGGTTTGCTTAACCTTGATACCCACAGTGGATAGCACATGTTCATCAAATTTGCCGTTCTGCATGATCCAGATACCACGAAACCCCTCGATGTAAGGCTTGAGTTGATTGACAACCTGCATCGAGTCTTTCCACTTATCCTTTTTGTGGTTGAGCAGAACGATCCATGCTTTACCAGGTCTGAAGGTGAATTGGATAGTAACGACCTTGAGAGTTGGATCCCACCATGCAAGTCCTCCGCCCTTGAAACTGCCATGTGCTGGTTTCTTCCCATAGGTCTCAGTATCAAGTGAGGCTACTGGATAGTTCTTCTCGAACTCCGCAATGAGCGCCTTCAATGATTCTCGGTCGTTGACGAGAACCGTCTTAGTTATCGGTATACCGTCGGCATCTCTCACTAGCCTCGAAAAGACTAGCAGAGCCGCCTGGAATTGACTAGTTAACCGGGGGTTTCGTAGTATTGCCGCCGGATGAAATGCCGCAACCCATTGGGCTCCGTAGGCTTCGTAGATACTGCCGCTATAACGTGTAATTCCTTTTCGCCCGAGGGTAGCTTTGAGGCCAGAGTTTCCAAGAGCAAGTCCATACTCTGGTCTAATGAGTTCCAGTTCCCTGTGTAAGTACCGTGATACACAAGTGGAAATCTCTTTGTCGGTAGGTGTACGATTATTCTCAGGTCGGCACTTAACGGCATTAGTGATGAAGAACTCACCACGATCAAACTCCAGTTCCTTGAGACTACGCCACAGAAATTCCCCTGCTGCACCTGAGAGAAGTAGACCTGTGTCCTCTTCCCTACTCCCCGGAGCTTCTGCCAATACTATAAGCCGCTTCTGCTGAGGCGAGATACGACTCGGC